AGTGCTCAAATTCATATATCTGAAGAAGTTAAAAAGTTTATCGAAGAAGATAAAATTGAACCTAACCCAAAACAAGAAGATGAAAACGTCTGAAGAAGGTAAAACATTAATAAAAACATTTGAAGGGTGCAAATTACGCGCCTACTTAGATGCAGTTGATGTTCCTACTATTGCTTACGGGCGTACAAAAGATGTAAAAATTGGGGATATTTGTACGCAACAGCAAGCCGAAGACTGGTTAGAAGAAGAATTAGTAGAGTATGAAGGGTACGTTAACGAAGCTGTAAAGGTAGAGTTAACACAGCCACAGTTTGATTCGCTTGTTTCATGGACCTACAATTTAGGACCTTCAAACCTAAACCGAAGTTCTATGCTTCGCGTTTTAAACACTTCAGATTACGACAATGTTCCTGAACAAATCATGCGATGGAATAAAGCCGGCGGTAGAGTTCTTGCTGGGTTAGTGCGTAGACGCGAAGCCGAAGCTGAAATGTTTAAAGGAAATGATTGGAGCATAATATAAATGATCGACGACGTATCAAATAGGCTAGACAAATTAGATAGTAAAATAGATAAATTATCTGATGCAATAGTAGCTATTGCTCGTATAGAAGAGAGGGTAACAACAGTTTTGAAGCAAAATGATAGATTTATTATGCGAATGGATCGTTTAGAAACTAGACTAGAAACTGTGGAACAGAAAGCCATTGTAAACTCAAAGGGGATAAACATGTTTGAAAGACTTTTTTGGATTGGAGTGTCCGCAATCGCCAGTATAATTGTGTATAATCTAAGATGATATGGCGTATTTTAAACTCATCCAGTTTGGCGGAATTGCTCCTCAAGTCTCACCTAGACTACTAGCAGACACCCTAGCCCAAACAGCTTCCAACGTTAACTTAGAGAGTCAACGTCTAACGCCTATAACTGACGATACAGTTACAAACCCCAAAGCAGATGTAACCACTCTTTCTAGTTCTAATAGAAAAAGCGTTTACAAATACACAGATACACAATGGCTACAGTTTGATGAAGACGTAGATGTTGTACCTGGGCCTATAGCAGGTGATACAAACAACACTGTATATTGGACAGGCCAGTCCTACCCTCGCATGGGTAGAAGTACTCAGGTAATAGGTGGGACTGTATATCCTGCCGCTCATTTTAGATTGGGAATTGAATCTCCTGCAAACACGCCAGCTGTAGCAATTAAAACACCAGTGTCTATTAACGCTACGGTAACCACGTCTAGTGGTTCGTCAGTATTGACAGTGACCACGGCCAGTGCCCACGGTGCGGCGGTAGGTGAATACGTTAAACTTGCAGGTTTTGGCGCTCAAAATGCTGTACCCGCAGATGATATAAACCAAACACATAAAATAGCTACAGTACCAAGCACAACCACTTTAACGGTAGAGCCTGCAATTGCAGCTACTGGTGCAAGTACATCTAGCACTATTAACAATGGTGCTACGTTTAAAGATCTTGCAGACCAACTACCTGATTTTTCTACTTCGTATGTGTATACCTTTGTAAGTGCGTACGGCGAAGAAGGTCCACCTTCTGCTGCATCTACTGTAATTACAACAGACGATAACGCTACTATTACCGTAAGTAACTTGTCAACAGGTCCTGCTAAATCAAATTCCAATTTAGGTTCCGGTGCAGTTAAACGTATATATAGATCCAACACGGGTTCTAATACAACAGCTTTTCAGTTTGTAGCAGAAATTGCTCTGTCCGCTAGTAGTTTCGATGATACTAAATCTAATGACGAATTAGCAGAAATAATCCCCTCTTATTATTGGGTAGCACCACCGGATGATGATAGTTCTACCTACCCAGACGGCCCTATGAAAGGTTTAACCGCCTTGCCAAACGGCATAATGGCAGGGTTTACAGGCAAACGCATATGTTTTTCTGAAGCATTTTTACCACACGCTTGGCCTACTTCTTACCGCATGGCAATAGAAGACAATATTGTAGGAATGAAAGCTGCTGGAAATGGGTTAATTGTGACAACTGAAGGGTCTCCTTATTTAATTGCAGGGTCAGATCCAGCTTCTATGAGCGCAATAAAAATAGAATCAACACAAGCTTGTCTAAGTAAAACCTCAATGGTAGACATGGGACAATACGTTATATATGCAGGAGCAGAAGGGTTAGTTGCAGCAGCCGGCACGGATGTGCAAATTATTACAGAGGGTTTAATTACTCCTGATCAATGGCAGGCTCAATATTACCCAACTACTATTAACGCTACTTTGTGGAAAGGTAGATACTTAGGTTTTTATAACACGGGTTCTGGTTTTGGTGGGTTTATATTTGATCCTAGAGGTAGCGAAAAAGCTTTAACTACACTAACTGCTAGTGCACTTATAAGAGGTACCTTTACAGATCCTGATGATGGTAACTCTTATTTAATTATTGCTAATCAAATTAAAAAGTTTCAGGGTGGTTCAACCAATCAAACATATACGTGGAAGTCTAAAGACTTTGTTCCACCTAAACCTACAAGCATGGGCTTTTTAAAAGTAGATGCAGAAGCTTTTCCTGTTACTTTAAAAGTGTACGGAGATGGTTCTGTTATATACCACGCGGTTATAGCAGCAGCAGGCAGCGCCTTTACCGTAACTGGTACTACTCCAAGTTTTAGTGCTGTAACTATTCAAGAGCCAGTTGTAAGATTACCAGCTAGCATGCATAAAGACTTTGCAATAGAAGTATCTTCTGCAAAAGTAGTAAACGAAGTTTGTATTGCTGAATCAATAGATGAACTAAGAGGAATCTAATGCCTGAGACTAAAGTTCCAGCCATTAAGAATATTCCGGCAAAAACAGATCCCGAAACTAAACTCGCATTAGAGTCTATAAAAGAAGCAGTCGAAGTGCGACTAGGCAGAAGGGGAGATCCCAAAGACAGAGCCGTAACTTTACGCGAACTTATAGAAAGTGGATTAGCTACAGATTTAGCTCAATCCCCTTATAACCCTAACACTGGTGCAACAGGTTTTGGACCTATTGGAGAAAGACCGGGAGATGTTACTGTACCTCCAGCTCCTACCGTGCTTACTGCCAGCGGGTTGTTTACCGATGTTCTTTTATCTTGGAACCAAAGTACTAATACTGCGCCCTATGGTAATCATGCGTTTACTGAAATTTGGCGTTCTCAAGCAGAAGATTTAAGTAGTGCTGTTCTTGTGGGGACAACTAATGCTTTTATATATACCGACAAAGGGCTTGAGTATGACTTTACCTATTACTATTGGGTTCGTTTTGTAAGCACTTCAAACACTCCTGGTCCTTGGTCTAATATGGCTAGTGCTACAACTATTGAAAACATAGCAGCCACAATGGCCGCTCTTAGCGAAACATTAGCAGACTTGCCGGGGTATAGTTTAATTGCAACAGGCGCAGCAGCGGCCACTGTTATTAAACAAAGTAGCGCTCCAAGTGTCAGGGCCGACGGTTCTGCATTGGGGGTACATGATTTTTGGTTTGACACCGATGATAGTCAGATTTATACAAGAAACGCAGCCAACAATGCTTGGGTAGCAGGACGCGATTCAACTTTAGTAAGCGTATTTGGAGCTACTAGTTTTACAGGTAGTACTCTTACGGCAGCTATGGCTAGTGCACAACAAGACGTAATTACAGTTACTAATGCTCAAAACTCTACTGCTAGTTCTCTAAGCAGTTTGACCAGTACCGTTACTGGTAACAACAACACTTTAACTGCTAGTGTTAACAGCTTAAGTACTACTACAGCCAATCTTAATGGCGATGTAAATGCCATGTTTGTACTTACAGTTGCAACAGAATCTAACGGCAGTAAGTCAGCCGCGGGTATGGTCATTGGCTCAAACGCAAACAGCGGTTCAGGGGCCCAGTCCTACGTACAGTTTCAAGCTGATAAGTTTGCTATTTGGAGTGGATCTAGCAATATCGCACCTTTTATTGTTGATAGTGGCGTTGTTTACATAGACCAAGCGCGTATTAAAGATGGAGCTATTGTAAACGCAAAGATTGACACTTTAGATGGCGGAAAAATTATAGCGGATACTATTACAGCCACTCAAATAGATGGTGCCACTATTACGGCTACTGAAATAGCCGCTGATACTATTACAGCTGATGAAATAGCCGCTGATACTATTACGGCTACTGAAATAGCCGCTAATACTATTACAGGAACTCAGATTAATGCAGACACTCTTAACGTTAAACATTTTGATAATGTTAGTACAGACATTAAAAGTCATCTTAGTGCAGGTACTTTTTTTCCTTTAGGCAGAAGCGCACAGAATTATGTACAACGTTCTGGCACGTACACAGGAAGCACTGGCAGTTTTGTTCCCGTAACAGTTACACAAATAAGAAATAATGCCACTTACATTGCAATTTTTGCTGGTGTTCTTGGTAATGTAAGTGGGGGGGTAGTGCAATACTCTTTAAACAATTCTACTTGGGTAAATGCAAGTGGTAATACTAATATATACTGGAATGCAGGAACATACAGGGGCTATAGCTATGTTTACACGGGTGAAATAACCGGGTTAAGTACTTCTCAAAGCACTGTTTATTGGCGAGTTTATTTTAGTGGGGGGTATAACCACACTCAGCTTTCTTTAAATATAATTATGGATAATACTCAATAATGTACACATACACAGTTTATAATACTGATTCTGGTGAAATTGAATACGCAACTTCGGGTGTGGCTCATCAATCAGAAATACCTCTTGCAAGTGGTTTTAGCATTATAGAAGGCTCTTATTCAGCTAATCGATACTTAATACAAAGCGGTGCCGCTGTTGAAAGAGCGGATTTAGTTTTAAATGAAGTACGAGCAAATAGAAATGTTCTGCTTGCTGAATCGGATTGGACACAGGTTGCCGATAGCCCTTTGTCAGACTCTAAAAAAACAGAA